TGGGAGAGAAAAGCCCTCTTACACAACTTTACGCTGGATAAGAGGTTTAACGTCGCTTTTTCTATTGACGCGTAGCTTAAAAACTCTCATCTATATGTGAAAACTGATTAAATTCAAATAAAATCAAATAACACGATGAAAGTCACTACGTAGCTTGGGTAACCATAACGGGTACCCCAACAAAAAACAAGGGTTGAAAATCGTCACCATAAGCACGAGCCATATACCCTCTAGCCCCTGGATTGGTGACCAGCACCCGTCCAATTGGGTAATCGGATGAATATACATCGGTCTTAAGACGGCGATAACCAATTGGTGAACACCGCCAATTACTTGCAAATGGAACAGAGAAAATAATACCACCTGACGACCTATGACAGGACGTTTGAGCGGCATATCCCTCATTTGATTGACTCATTGTTCGCTGACTCGCGTTTGTTTGAACAGGTCCAAACCCTGGTTTATAACTCACATCTATACGCGGAGTATCATTGTACTGTGAAGCCAATGATGAATTCGCAACAAGATGTTTGACTGATCCACGCTGAAAAGCATATGGAGCCAGCCAAAATGATTGGTAGTTTGTCTTTATTGCCGTATTAGTAGCATTAACTTCAAAAACGGCAGACAAATTATAAGGGTAAAAATCAAAAACAGCATCAATATCACTCGATACATCAAAATCAATTTTAACAAACCTTTTCAACATTTGAAGGACTGATGTTGGCATTTCTGACGCTGATTCCAATGCAAATGATACATCCAGTGCGGGATCAACTGCCCCTCCTAGAGGTGCGCAGTCAATTTCACCTGTGTTGACCAAGTCATCAGGACCTTGAACCACAATGGGTCCTTGGACCTGGAATGGCACAAATTCAGGATCGATTGGGAACTGGTATTGTAGATCAGGTGCACCACGTACATAAATGTCCATGGCAATAGCACCTGACACATTTCCTGAAGAGCGCAAAGGAGTCACATAATGCATATAAAAGGTAGAAGCTGCCAAAAACGTCGGTAAATAATCAAGGGGAAGCATATATGGAATACGAAAACAAAATTCATTTCCCTCAGATAGATCAATAATATGCCTATATGCAAATGCTGATTCTTCCAATGTAACACCGACGGGATTAATACCAGGAACAAACGAAACCTGGATTTTCCCTCGATGGAAAGTAGTTTTTGCCATTTTAATTTTGACATCAAAACCACCACGATAATATTCAAAACCCGATGCCAGCCATGAAACAGGAGTATGATACGTCCTGCCACCGGTGTCGAGCCTGAGTGAACGTGGTGCCAATTCAACTTTTAAAAACTGCACATCACCCACAGGAGCGGTATCAGTGTA